CGACAAATTCTTTTGAAATAGAACTTGAAATGCGCGGTATGAAAATGTGCATCTGGCAGCGTGGTTATAAAATCGCGATAATGGATTGTGAATTTCAATTTTACTAGTACTACTACTTTAGTGAATTTTGCGATAAACTTTCCATATTATTAACATATTATGTATTAGTCTAATAATGAATATTAAGTCGCGTAATAATAAAAAATATATTTCTTTATTACATTTATGCGCATTTCCCCAAGGGGACTGTAATGATGCAAAGCATACTATCGATCCAATGCAGAAGACAATTGGTTCCGCGGTTGAAGCGACAATAACCGATACAGCGTCATGTTCAAAATTATTCGAGGAGTTTATCGACCAAATATACATAATATCTCTGACCCGATGTGTAAATAGACGAGAATTATGCATCAAACAGCTAGAATCGCTAAAAATAGAACGTTATGAATTCGTAGACGCCGTTGATACGACAGGTTCGTCAGATGACAAATGTAACGTTTTGTATGAAGAAGTTACCGCAAATATGGACAAAAACTTTATAAAACACAATTTTCAGAGGGGCGCCATGGGATGTTTATTGTCTCATCTGAAAGTCGTGGAGCTAGCGAAACAGCGTAATCAAAAACGCATTTTGATTCTAGAAGACGATTTCTTGTTGATAAACAATTTTTATATGAATTTCAACGATCACGTGAAAAGCTTACCCGAAGACTGGGATTTCGTATATCTTGGAAAAAAACAGTGGCGACCGACACATACTTATTTGACTATTCAAGAACCGATGCCGGTAAACAATTATTTTTATAAGCCAACGTCGGAAACATTTGCATCTCACGCGTGGCTGATAAAAGATACTATGTATAACGCCCTCATCAACGAATATAACAAAATAGATAGTCCGGTGGATTTATGCGTGATGAGGTTATACGGAAACCATAACTTTTATGCTTGTCGTAAAGATCTTATAATTACACTCTTTGATAGCGATATTCGAAGACACGACGTTATAGAAAGCGAAGAAGCAGATAAATGGCAATGGGACCTAGCAAACTATTATTCCGAGTCCCGCCGAAATATTATAACTCACATTATTATTTATGGGTTCATGAAAACGGGTCATACGCATCACTATATACACAAAATGTACTACGAGTTTTTCAAATATTATTATCCGCACTTGACCGTATTATGGTATGATAACGACGAAGTATTCGATCATGATCATTCGATTATTTTCGCCTCGCCTACGCACCACAAATACACATATATGCCGTTGAATAGCACGTGTTTTTATATTTTCCATTTGGATAAATTTGAAGACAACAGTGGTTATAAAGACATCGAGTCTTTTATGGCTATAAAAGACTATCATGATATTATTTATGGGAACCGAGGTATTATATTATTGGCACGTCAGGGCATCACGGAACTGAATTATTTCCAAGAAGACGTTTTCAAAAAAACAATATGTTTACCATGGTTTTCCAATGTTATGTACCAGGATATCATGAAAATCAGAAACAATGCGGAACAACTATATGATGGTCGTAGTTCAAAGAAATACTTATGCTTTATGGGGTCGGTTTGGTATGTAAATTGTTCCGTAATCCAAGATCTAATTAATGAGTGCATACATAGAAAAACACACTTGATTATCAAAGGTAGAATAAAGGTGCGATTGAATACTTATAATTCAGAGTATGTAAATATAGTTGATTTTGATTACGTAGACGACGAAAAAAATGCGGTAGAATACTTGGACGCCGCATATGGAATAAAGTGTCTATTGCCTATTCAGGGGTCCGTGCATAATGCGAATTATATATCCAATCGTATTATTGATACCATTGCTATGGGTTTCGTAGCAGTAACAAACAACGAACTTGCGGCGAAATACTACAAGTCGGTATATTATAGCAATAATATCGGTGAAATCTTGGAACAAATAGAAACCATCTTTAATGATAAGGCGCTTTGGATTGAAACATTGACACGACAGATCGACGAAGTGTTGGGATTAATGTACGGATATCGGAACATTTCCAAGATTATGGAGTTCGCTGAAAAAGTATCCCTTCGGGGAAATTTCATAACTACATCGAAATATACAAAAAATATGTATAAAATATGGTTTTCTACTCTTGGAAAAACAACCCGTTTCTTCAAATCGATTGACAATTTACAAGATGCGTTGGTTGTAAAGCGCGATTATATTGTTACTCACGATAACTACGACGTTTTTTTAGCCGAGCAGATGATCAAACAACTCGATTATGAAATATATGTCGACAAAACGCACGGCAATCGTGAGGAAATAGAATCCCTATGCGCGAAATACAATAAAAATGCAATACGTAATAACAATGAAGTTTAGGCATACGAATTTGCAGTAAAACATGGAATATTATTTTAGTAAATTGAATTTTGTAAGACTAATATAATAGACATGGAAACAATAGAAGAATTTCCAAAACAAATCGTAAATAACATAATAACCGACGCCGTTGGCAGACTAAGCACAAAATTCATTTCATTGGGTCGACATTGTGATTTGAGGGAGCAAATTGATAATTTCGGAATGGAACCAAAACCTACTTTATTTTTCGATTGGCTAAGATCAGATTTCGAAGCGGTTCTAAAAGTATTCTCTTATAAAAATATACTAGACGAACTTTTATTTCATGACAATATAATTACACATCCTTATGATGAACGTGATGCATGCGTGGAATTTAAAAATATGATATTAGGAGATAATAAATACTTTTTATTATCGCATCACGACATTACAGCTGAGGCAATTATTGATAAGGATGCAATTCAACAATTCATTGATAAATACGAAAGGCGATGGCATCGTATTATGGATATAATTAATAATTCAAATCAACACCTGATATTTATACATAGAACATATAATGCGATAAATCCAGGTGATGAAGATAAATTTATAGAATTGATACTGAATATAAACACAAATTGTAAATTCTGTTTGGTTTTTCTTATACATTGGGGTGACTGTCCCAATATAATAATAGAAAAACGCAATAAATTTCTATCTATGAAGATAGAACCATTCCTGAAACCGAATTACAGCGGGGAGAAAGACTGGAAATTAAACCAATACGACTGGAACAAAATATTCGAAACTATATTATCCAATGTTCAATACTAATAATTGGCAAAAACTATTGTAAGTTCAAATCCACTTAAAATAGTCTCTGATAACATTATAATAATGGACAACGCTCTTCCTTCGGCTCCCGAGAATTTCCGAACGATTATAGCAGATTTTACGAATGATTTATCGACCACGTTCCCTGAGTACTCGCAAACTTGGTCGAAATGGTCGAGTCTGGATATTACGCAATCAGAGTTAGAGGAGCTTTTTCAGCACGTTTTAACCGTATATCCCAATCGTTTTTTCGATATTCTGAATCAAAACGCCGATATTTTCAAGTCGGATTCCGATGCGAATACGCAATTCTTGCCCGATATGGATTTCAAGGTGCTCTATAACTGCGAGGGTATTAGCGAGACTACTAGGAATACCATTTGGAAGTATTTGCAGTTGATTCTTTTTACTGCGGTGGGATCGGTCAAAGACAAGGCGAATTTTGGCGATACAGCGAATATTTTTGAGGGAATCGACGAGTCCGAGTTACAGGAAAAACTTGCGGAATCTATCGGCAGCATCGGGGATTTTTTTAGTAAGATGGACGAAGGTGTCGCTAGTGAAGGCGATGATGAAGAGTCGGCTTCGGGACTTGGTGGTGCATTCAATCCGAATAATCTTCCTAAGCCCGAGGAACTCCGTGATCATTTGAAGACGCTTTTTGAGGGAAAGATCGGAACTTTAGCGAAGGAACTTGCCGACGAAATCGGCGAAGACTTGGCACAGAGTCTGGGTGATGACATTAAGAACGCGCGTTCGACCAAGGACGTTTTCACGAAGCTCATGCAAAACCCTGAGAAGATAAGCGGTTTAGTGAAAACCGTAGGAGAGAAGTTGAACCAAAAGATGGCGAACGGGGACATTTCCAAGGACGATATTATGAATGAAGCGGGCGATTTGATGCGTAGAATGAAGGATATGGCAGGTGGTGATATGGGCAATTTCGCGGACATGTTCAAGAATATGGCAAAAGGAATGGGTGTCAATATCCCAAAGGGGGCTAAGATTGATAAGAACGCATTAGAGCGTTTAGACAAACAGACTACGGCACGCGATAAGATGAAGGCGCGCATCGAGGTGAAGAAGCAGAAGCTTGCTGCGGAGAAACTGGTAGAGGAGATGAAGCGTCAGGTTTTTTTGGAAGAGAGACGTAAACTTCTCGAAGCGAGTCTTTCCGCTACTGACGCGCCAAATAATCTAGTCTTCAGATTAGAAGGCGAGGAGAAACAAGAGCGGTCATCGAAGCCTCCCTCGGGGTCCAACAAGGCACAAGAGGACGCTGAGATCGACGCTTTAGTGAATTCGATCGAACAGTCCGCCTCTAAGTCTTCCAAGAAGAAGAACAAAAAACCATTGGCTCAGGCGACCCCTGTATAAAATCTCAGGTTAATGTAAATAAATGAATTTGCTGAAATATATCAGCATACCGGTCTTTATAATAAGTTTGGCGATCGGAATATTTGTCGTATATGTAACAATGGACGACTCACGTAAAATATATATTTATCCCACGCCTGAGAATATTGATTTGATTCAATATCGCGATAAAACACAGACCTGTTTTGGATTATCACAAGTGGAAGTTACCTGCCCGACCGACGATAAACTTATTTCGAAAATACCCGCGCAAGGATAACGGGTTATAAATTTTCCGGTTGAAATAATTGTGTCTTATTATTATAAGAGACAATGAATTTGAAACGCTTATTGAATACAGGTTTGGGTAAATTTTTCATTTCGGTACTCCTCGGATTGGGTTTAGCTACTTTATTTAGAAAAGTATGCAAGGACAAAAATTGCATTACGTTCAACGGACCCGTGATAAGCGAAATCGATGGGAAGATCTATAAATACGGAGAAAAGTGTTACAAATACGAAGCCTCGGCG